GAACACAAAGTGAAATTTTAAGATCTTTCAACAATAACATATATCTAATGTTGGGTAATGTTAATTTATTATTCGATCGTTATTATAATTGGGGTGATAATAGTACGACATCTGAACCTCTTAATAGAAGGACATCTGAACCTCTTAATAGAAGGACATCTGAACCTCTTAATAGAAGGACATCTGAACCTCGTAATAATAGTAATGAGTCATCTAATAATAATTCATTTGGCGCACAATCATGGGGAAATATTGCTTCTAATTTTCAACGAACTACCTTTCCTCGAACTACAATTCCGCGAACTACATTTCCTCGAACTACAATTCCGCAAACTACCTTTCCACCACGGACCACACTTCCTCAAACTTTTGCACCATCTAGCAGTAGATTAACATGGGGGCGTTCGGTTCCTACAGGAAACTTTACACATAGGGTAATAACTCGTCCTACAAGACAACCTGCTGCAAATACATTTCAAAACTTTATAAATAGCACATTAAATACTACTTCATTTTCTAATTATACATTAACACGTGAACAAATCAATCTAAATTTAAATACATTTCCATGGAGAGATATTCAATCATCTTCCGATCAAACATTATGTCCTATTACTCAAGTGACATTTGAAGATGAGGATATGATAAGTAGAATAATAATATGTGGGCATATTTTTTCAACAAATGCAATTAATAATTATTTACTTAATTATGATAATAGATGTCCTGTCTGTAGAATTAATTTGAATAGTAGTCGATATGCAGCAAATACAACCAATACAACCAATACAACCAATACAACCAATACAACCAATACACCCAATACAACCAATACAACCAATACACCCAATACAACCAATACACCCAATACAACCAATACAACCAATACACCCAATACATCCAATACACCCAATACAACCAATACACCCAATACAACCAATACAGCCAATACAACCAATACAACCAATATCCCCAATACAACCAATACACCAACAAATAATTTCGGTAATTTATCAACAGAATTAAATAATGCAGTGGATGTGATATCAAATGCATTTATAAATGAGTTAAATACTAATCTGTTTGGTTCTAATTCTCAGACACAAATAAATGCAGAATATTCTTTTTCTCTCCCAACTGGAAATTCAACTAGTGTAGAAAATCAAAATTATTGGGGAAATCCTATACAATCGTTGACAACTAATCCTTCAAGTACACGTGAAACATCTGTAGAAACTATAAGAAATTCCAGTCCTATTAGTACATCAAGCACATCAAGTACAATAAGCAATTCTAACTCAAACACACATGAAGAATGTCCACCCACATCAAATATTTCGGATGCTGATAGATATATTACTACCTATGTTGAAGGTTCTTTTAATAGAGAAGAAATTATTGAACCCAGTAATGCAGAAGACGACGATGAATACTTAGACCCATACTATGGCGACGAACTAGAAGACGACGAAGGAAAACAAGAAGAAAAAAATGAATCGCATATTATTTCTAGAAAATAATCAAATAATAATCAAATAATCGGGGTCAATATCTTCATCCAAAGAAACTCATAATCGATTTCTGACCAGTTTTATTATGGGTAGATATTCTCAATGCATCATTGAAAACAATTTCTTTAACAGTATCATCTCTAAGTTTAGTTTTCTTATCATCATATTTTTTCTCATCATCTTTATATTTTATACGTAATTTATTAAGTTTCTGTTGATATATTTTTTTCTTTTTTGTATTTGTAAACTCAGTCATATCCTCCAATACAAGATTAAATATTTGCATAACAGGTTTCATAATCTGATTTGTTATGTAAAAACTATAATCTGGTTTAAGATTATTTTTTTTTATAAAGTCCGGATCTTCTATTCGTTCTCCCTGTAATTTGACTTTTCCCTTGGTTTTAATATAAACATATGGGATCCTAGAACCAACTGAAGGTTTGTTACCACTATCACGTTTCCCCATTCTATCTGCCAATACTTTATGTGCGACACCCTCTGGATTTTTATAAAAACCATTCAATGATTTTGTAATAATCAACTTACTAATATCTATTTTTTCATCTACCATATTTTGCAAATAACCTTTCACAAATTCAACCGATTGATCAACCGTTCCACCCTTCATAAGAATATCAACCACTTCTCCGTAACAATCCTTAACACATGCAGCATTGTCACGCCTTTTTAATACAATTCCCATAGATTTCATCTTACATTTATTTACATCTGTCTCATACAACATACCCACATATCTCTTCTTAGAAAGCAATAAGAATGGGTCAAACGTTTTTTCATATTCCAAATCGTGTGGTCCTTTTAGAAATTTACTTGCCAACTTTCCCGCTTCAATAGCCAATTCAATTGTAATTTCCAATGCGGTCTTTCCAATAATTCTCACTCCATCTAATGTAGTAAGTTTAAAAGAGAAGAATACTGAATCCGTATTTTTAACAATAAGAGGATAACCAGTATTAAAATTACCAGTCTCAGTTTCAATGTCATATACAAAATCATTGTTTTCAATTGTATAAATTTGATCTATTTTTTTTAGTACATGTGGATGTTTTCTTTGTTTTCCCGAAGTAACTGTTAATCTTGTAATATTTAATTTATCTTTTCTAGTATTCACAGACACGTTAAACCCAATAGATTTAAACATATAAAATAACATTGCGCTACCTATTTTGCCTTTATTACTCAACCGAATATTTTTTGTTTTTTCGTTTTTACATTTTGAACCATCTGCTGCATAATATCCAGACAGATATGCAAATTTAATTTCATCATTTGCGTTTAAATAATCAATAGGCACTATTTTTAATTTATCGTTACTGTAACATTCATTTCTAAATAACCGACACATATATTTTGTCCTTTTTGAATTTATTCCACTGTAAGGTACTATTTTAAATACACCACTGCTTTTTAGAGTATTGTTAATTTTAAAATGACACTCAAATATGTCAATACATAAACTTTGTAATTTTGAACATAATTTATAATCGGCATTATTTAATGCCCAACTATGTTTTAATCCACTAGGACAATCATATTTACCACAACTACCATCTCCAAAGAAGAATCCATAAATAAATGCTCGTTTTTCATCCAATGATTTATTTTGTATATCTTCTGTGTAATCTAGAAAATCTTTCAGTTTGGTTTTTCTTTGTTTATTTGCAAATGATGGATACTTATGACATAAGTGTATGCCAATTTTTGCATCTTTAGGTTTTAGTTTGTTAAGATTTTCATCCAATAAACTATGATCTTCTGTTACATCTACTGTTCCCGTATGTGTTGTAACTCTATAAATCTTTTTAGTTGTTTTGTGTCTGATAACCCTGTTGATTTTAGACCATCCATTAGATGTATAAATTTCATAATTATCGACATATTTCTGTTGTTTTTCTTTGCGATTACTTTCTCCTGCTTTAAATCCATCATAGCACATCCATTTATCATTTTGTAAATCATTTTGTAAATCATTTATTTGTTTAAATTCTATTTGTTTGGTATTTTTATTTCTAAGTAATAATGGCGTATCACCTGTAACACTGTCGCCATAAACATACTCGGCATTTGATTTAACTTTTCCATGATTTTTCGTTTCAACAACAATATCTCCATAACATTCTTCTACAATTCTTTTGCCATATAAAAGCAACTTTCTACCTACTGCTGTCGTAGATGCAGCAATATCTTTATCATAAAAACTACTTGTTTTAGCACCGCATTGACCATAAAGCGAGTTGGCAACAATCTTTTTACTTGATTGACGTTTATCAAAGACATTTTTCATAAAATCATCATATGTATCCTCAGTTGAGGCGATGTTTGCGTTTTCAATAATTGTTTTATTGCCTTTCTCATGTAAAATCGTAGTCGTGTCTTCCTCTCTACTGATCAATCCGGTAAATGATTTTCCATCATTAGTAGTAATTGTTTTATATTTGATGAGTTTTCTTGTTGCTTTTCTGGATGCTAACAATTCTTCCAATACTGTTGGAAGAATGCCCATTTCATTATTGGGAAATTGAGCAAACCGACAAATTTTCTTCCCGCAAATAATTTTATCAACCTTTGCACTGGTTGTTTTACGTATATATTTATACGTGTCGTATGTGATATTTACATACTTATATTCATCAAGGTTATCATAAATAAAGTCTCCGTTATTATTTTGCTCTCCTATAATTTTTATAAGTTTACCATCCAAATTATATTCTTTTGTCCAAACCTTACTATCATGTGAAATATTTTCACTAATCATGCAACTCGGATATAGAGATGAATAATCACAGACTGCAACTGGGTCATTAATATATAATCCGGGTTTTGGCGGTAATACAATTGCTCCTTCGTAACCATCATTACTTTTATTTTTTGCCATAACCGGCATACACATTTTCTTGGTTGCACATTCTTTTGCAATAAATGATAACAATTTTATCCCCTGACCACGCATTGCTACAAAATCTATAGGTACCGAACAAATATTAGCCTGTTCTACCATTGCCGTAAATATATCATTTTTGAAAAGCAGGTTGTGGACTAGATTACAATCCTGAAAACAGTATTTGGCTACGATTGCCTTTTCATCCGGTCCTTCGTTTGAAAGTCTAAAAATATCTTGCGGTGTTACATCATCTTTTGCCAAGCACCATCGGATTTTCTTCTTTTTATCAATATCGATAGTATCATTCACTACAAATGTTTTATTTTCAAAATCAATATCTTCAATAATAAATTTTTTACCATGTTTGTATTTATCACTTGAATGTCCAATAATTTCAAAGCATATATAGTGCCCTTTTTTAAGTCCAGTTAGATTTTTAGAAGATACGATACATTTATCTTCCTGATTTGTATAATCGTTGATGAGATCACCTATAAAATAAGAAGCGACATAATCTAATTTATAGGATGGTAAATTTTCATTTTTTCTAAAATAATTATAAAGATCTATTTGTATTCTACCGGGGATCTTAACATATACCAATTCATATGTTCCGCTGGCAACTGTTGTGGAAGTTTCTTTAATTTCGCATTTTTCATCTTTGTTTCGCCCCAATACTAAAAATTCATCTAATACTTTTAACTCTTTTGCTCTATCAATGAGAAACTTCCAATCAAAACCAAAAATATTATAACCAATAATGATGTCGGGATCTTCTTTCTGTACTAGTTTTGTCCATTCTAAAAGTACATTCTTTTCTTTGCGTTTCCATACAATTTCGCTGTTTGGAACATCCGGGGTATCTGAACACTCGCCCAATGCGATCATATTATTATAATAGGGTTCTCTCTCTCCTAAGTTTAAGAAGGTACTTCCGATAAACGTACACTTATCACCTTCCAGTTTTGGAAGAAATTCATATGAATTTAATTTTTTTTTATCATTCCATTCGAGAGCCTTGTCAAGAATTTCTAACTTCTTACCGGCATCATATTTCATTCCTAGAACATGGACGATATTATTTTTTTTGAAATCATAAGGTATATAAATATCCCAGTCTCTATATAGAGCCTGTTCTTCATTATCCATTGATTCCCATTTACGCTTTTCCCAATATTCATCTTTTCTGAAATCTTTTCCAACTCTTCTTTTTAATAGTTTTTCGAGTTTATATTTAATGATGGTTTGAATTTTTTGTATTAAATCTTTTTTGCTAGGTTTATCCTTTTTGTTATAAAGATAAATTCTACTAATTCCTTCTTGTTTACCGTATTTAAATGCAGCACATACTAAATCAATAAATAACCGTTCCTTTTGTGATTTAGACATCTTAGATATTTCTTTTTTGTGTATTGTCCAATGTTGGATAATTTCACCAATGAGTTTTTTATATGTTTTAATAGGTACTGGAAAATCACCATGACTTGAAGAAGCCTCGATATCATAACTCATAATCTTCATAGGAATCGCGTCCTCTTTTTCTAACAACGGTACAATATTATCAAAGTTTGTTATAAATTCATGATGGCAATTTGTATGTTTCTCTTTGATTTTTTTTGGATAATTATTAAACCCTATCCACCCAGAAGGACTTATATTTTGTATGTGAAAATATCTTAACAATGGTGGAAGACTTGCTTCATAAAGATGAATATGATCATTTGTTCGTTCGAACAGAAGACCGTTTTTTTTCAATGTAGTTTTTTTATAATTTTTATGCTGAGTATACCATAGTTTTTTAGTTTTATTGAATATTGCTTCATTTTTAAAACTTAATTTCAAGAATGCAAGTTTTTTATGATTATTGAATCCATAAAGTTTTTCCATTTTGGTTTTATCAACACTTAATAAAGAATTCTCTGCAAAATCTCCCAACTCAGTCCGTATATATTGTTTGAATTGTGTTATATGTTGCCCTTCCCATTTGGATGGGATAAGAACGTAGAAGAATGGGCGGAAATTTTCAATATGAATGCAACAAGTTTCTCGTTGTTCATTCATACCGAACATTTTTATAGTAAAGTTCTTATCATCCGTACCGCCCTCTTGAATGACATCGTCTCTATTATATGTTTGAAAATCAAATAACCTGAATTCAGGTAATGACATTTTTTTATATGATATAATAAAATTATGTTTATTATTTTTCAATTTTATATTAAATAATAAGTTTTATAAGTTAATATAATGACTGTAATTGTATGTAAAATATCCGATAAATTATTTCAGGGGTTTGAAGTTTATTTAGATATGAATTACGTTGATAATGTAGAACAAATATGTGAACAAGTGAAAAAAACACTTATTACCCATCTAAACACATATAAATTTGAGAGTTTGATAGATAAAGCAAAAATTATACATTTTCATATCCATGATTATGATATTGGACAAATATTAATGATGCAAGAGAATGCAATACTTTGGATATGTAATCATTGAAACTTTTTAGGAATGTTTCAAAGTTATTAATTATTTTTGTAAAATAAACAATATTTGAAAATATTATATGTTAACGTATTTATATTCATTAATTTGGGGAGTGACAGAAACAAATTCATTGTGTCCCAACAGTTTTAATAGTATGCCCTCTGGAAAATTTCATAATTTTCTTATTCAACGCGGTGAACCGGACGACGATGAACCGGACGACGATGAACCGTCGTGTACTATTTAAAATGAGATTAAACATAAACTTAAAAATAAGATAATTAAACATGAGATCATAATAAAGCCAATTAATTAATATCTATATATGGAAAAACAAATAATAACAAATGGTATTAATTTTGTTACAATTAGTAAGAATGATGCTTTAAAACTAGAATTAAAAATTAACTTATATGAAAATAAAGATTATTGGCGAGAAATTGGTAATAAATTATATGATTTTCATTCGAAAGATATAAATAAATCAATAACAGTTGAAAACATAGGGTTTCAAGAGATATTGAAAACTTTAAAAAAATTGAATGTAAAATATGCAGCAGGGTTTAAAAGTAATTAAGATATCATATAAATGGTATTTATTTATGTATTAAGATTGGAAAATGATAAGTACTATGTGGGCAAAACAGAAAATCCGAAATTCCGATTAGATACACATTTTAAAAATGGGGGATGTTATTGGACTAAAAAATATAATCCTGTTCAAATTATTGGATTATTTCCAGACTGCGATGATTTTGATGAAGATAAATATACCTTAAAATATATGTCAAAATATGGTATTGATAATGTAAGAGGTGGTTCATTTTGTCGATGTGATCTATCAATAGAAAATAGAAACGCAATTGAAAGAATGATATCAGGTTCGACTGATTGTTGTCATTCTTGCGGAGAGAAAGGTCATTTTATTGAAAATTGTACAAAGGGAAAAAATAGATATTCAAAACAAAATAAACATTTTCTACAACTTTCAAAAGAATATGAAAGTGCTGACGAAGTTGAAATTGAGAGTGATGATGACGAATCGTTGTCGTGTTCTT